AGCGCCAAAATACCCCCGGATGATTTTTTTGAGGGATCAATTTGGGAGAGTGAATTAAATACCACGCGCGGGCCGCGCGCGCGAATAGCGGACGCGATATGCGTACAGGAGGCGGTCAATGTGACGCGGGAACAGAGGTACACAGAGCAGCTGAAGGAGATCGGGATATACCAGCCGGCCTTCGATCCTGAGATCAAGATGCTGGCCATGATGGAGCGGGAACTTCAGCGGATGGTCAAGGCTTGGAAAGCCGCCGGCTCCCCAATTACGGACACAGGCGCCCAGGGGACGCCAACAAGCAACAAAATGCTCGACGCGATCAATTCAATGCGGCGGGATATTCTGGCTCACCGTGATGCACTGGGACTGACGCCAAAGGGACTGCATCGCCTCCGGCCAAAGAGCAGCGGTACAGATCAAGAGCAGACGGATTCTCAGCCGACGGTGCTGGAGCTGATCCGGAACAGGAGGCGGGATGAGGCGTGACTGGTGCTCAGGAGCCGAGAATCCGAGTGGAGCCGAAACGGAAAACGACGGACGGAGATGACGCAGCCGAATTGATGGCTGCATACGGCAGCACACTGGACCCCTGGCAGAAATCTGTGCTGGACAGCTGGTTGGGCCGGGATAATTTCGGCGAATACAACGTTACTTCCGCCGGGCTTGCGCTTCCGAGGCAGAACGGGAAAAACGTGTGCCTGGAAGGGCGGGAGTTCCACGGCCTGGTGGTGAGCGGGGAGAAAATCCTGCACACGGCGCACCAGGTACGGACCTCAAAGAAGAGCTTCCGTCGACTGGCAGCCATGTTCACCAACAAACGGTATCCGGAGGTTATGGGGCTGGTGAAAAAGATCCGCTACACCAACGGTGAGGAGTGCATTGAGCTCTGGAACGGCGGCACCATCGAATTCTCGGCCAGAAGCCGCCAGGCGGCCCGCGGATTCGACGGGATCTCCCTGGTGGTATTTGACGAGGCCCAGGAACTGACAGACGATCAGGTGGAGGCCATCATGGCCACGCTGTCGGCCTCGGCCACGGGAACCAGGCAGATCATATACACCGGGACGCCTCCATATCCGGGCTGCCCGGGGGACGTGTTCCGGCGCAGGAGAACCGTATGCCTGACGGAGCCGGGCGCTCACGACGCCTGGCACGAATGGAGCGTGGAGGCAAACAGTATCAGCGACATCAATACCGAGGACAAACGCCTGTGGTATGAGACAAATCCAGCACTGGGCATCCGACTGACGGAGGATTTCACAGCAGAGGAACAGCGGTCCATGAGCGCGGACGGATTTGCCCGGGAGCGGCTGGGCTGGTGGATGCCTGTAATCAGCGAAAGCGCCGCCATGGCCGTCAACCCAGAGGCGTGGAATGCCTGTGAATCATCGGCGCCGAAGCCGGAAGGAAAAACAGCGTATGGTGTCAAATTCAGCGCCGACGGCGCGGAAGTGTGCCTCTGCGGAGCGGTATGCCCGAAGGACGGGAAAGCGCGTATCTCGCTGATCGAAAGGAAACCGACAGGCATTGGAATTCAGTGGCTTGCAGATTGGCTCCAGGAGCGCAGCGACAAAGCCTGCTGCGTGGTGATCGACGGCAAGAACGGTGTCGACCTGCTGATCGACAAAATCAAAGACACGTGGAGGTTCAAAAACAGCGTGATCCGCCCGAAAGTGGCTGATGTGATCGCTGCGGCGAGTCTCCTTACCAATGAGCTGTCGGAACAGACGGTGACATGGTACAGAGAACAGGACGCGCTGAGAGATTCGGCGCTGAGTTCAACAAAAAGAGCCATAAGCGGAGGCTGGGGCTTCGGCGGGGACGATTCCACGCCCATCGAAGCAGCTGCGCTGGCTCTGTGGGGATGCCGGAATTCAAAGAGGGACCCGGCAAGGAAAATGAGAGTGGGGTGCTGATTTGCAACTGACAAAAAGCATGGCGCTGGCGCTGCCGGAGGAAGAAAAACAGACGATGACCAGGCTGATTGATATTTTCAATCAGCACCAGGCGGCAAACGCCATCAAAAGGCGGTACTATGAGGGACATATCTCCCTGAACGAGGTCAACCTTGGCCTGGCGCTTCCGAAGGGGATGCGAGGACTGGAGATCGGATGTTCATGGGGCGAGAAATGCGTGGACGTCCTGGCGTCCAGATCCATGTTTGACGGTTTCGTGGGGAAAAACGGCGAGGACACAGAGACCATGAACGGGATCATGAACGCGAACCGGCTCATGAGCGAATACATGAAGGCCTGCCGGGACGAGCTGAAATACGGCTGCACCTTCGCAACCCTCTCCGCGGATAAGGATCTGGGGTGCCGGATCCGCTTCCACAGCCCGGAGAACGCCGCAGCGGAATGGAGCGGGACGAAGGGGCGAATCGGCGCAGGCTTTGCCATCATCGACTGTACGGAGGACCCGATCAACGGCGAGCGCAAGCCGGCGCTGATCTACTTCTACACGGACGACGCACTGTGGATGATCCGGCGGGGGCGTAACGACAGCGAGTGGAGCTCGGCGAAATATCCGCACAAGATGGGCCGGCCGCTGATGGAACCGCTGATCTGGAACGCCACCACAAAGAAACCCTTCGGACGTTCCCGCATCAAAGAGCCAATCCGGCGGCTGATCCAGGGATATGTCCGCACAGTGGCCAATGCCACAATCGGCCTGGAATTCGCCACGAGTCCACAGAAGTACCTGCTGGGCCTGACGGACGACCAGTATGATGCGGTGATATCTCAGCAGTTCCGGAACTATGTGGGCTCCATTATGGCCTCCACAAGCAACCCGGAGACCGGAGAGAACCCGGAGTTCGGGCAGCTCAGCCAGGGCACCATCGAGCCACATGTGCAGATGCTCCGGATGCTGGCCACCCAGTTCAGCGCTGCTACGGGCCTGTCCTCGGTGGACGTGGGCGTTATCAACGATGCCAACCCTACCAGCTCCGATGCAATCCAGGCGCAGAACCAGACGCTGATCCTGATGGCGGAGCAGCTGAACGCTGGGAATGGAGACAGCCTGCACACCATAGCGCTGATGGCACAGGCAATTGCCCGGAATGTGACGATGGACCAGCTGACAGACGAGGAAAAGGCCGTCGTGGCCCACTTCAAGAACCCGAGTATGCCATCTGTTGCATCCACCGCCGATGCGGCGGTGAAGATCGCATCCTCCAGACAAGGATTCGGCAACACGGACGTGTATCTGGAGATGGTAGGATTCGACCAGGCTGATATCCGGAGGATCAAGGCACAGGAGACCAGGAGCCGGGGCATGAGCATACTGGAGGAACTGGCAAATGCAAATACCGGAGAAACTGTGGATACAGTATCGTGACGCGCTGAGCCGGGTCAATGGCACGGCGGCCCGGGAGATGGATCGGGCCATCTCCCTGCTGGGCGGCTTCTCGGGACACGAGGAGGAGGCGGTCCGGGCGGCGTTCGCGCTGGTGACCAAATACGGGGAGGCGGCCGGCGAACTGGCCTGTGAGTTCTATGACGCGGTGGCAGCGGCATCCGGGAAAACCGTCGAGGCGGCAATCCCGGCGGAGACGGCCACCTTCGAGGAGACCGCAAAGGCAGTGTACGGAACTGCCAAGATCAGTGAGCAGCAGATCAGCAGCACCGTTGGACGGCTGGTGAAACAAGTGGGCGCGGACACCACACTAAAGAACGCCCAGAGGGATCATGCCCAGTTCGCGTGGATCCCGGCGGGCGACACTTGTGCCTTCTGTCTGACGCTGGCGTCACGGGGCTGGCAGTACATCAGCGCCAAGTCCATGAAGAACGGTCATGCGCCGCACATACACCAAAACTGCGACTGTGAGTACTGCGTCCGGTTCGACAACTACAGTACGGTGGAGGGCTATGACCCGGACCGGTATTACGAGATGTACGAGAACGCCGAAGGGGACACACCACAGGAGAAAATCAACTCCATGCGGCGGGAGATCGACGCAAGGAAGCGTGCGCTGGAGACTGCTGGTGAGAAGAAAATCAGATTGCCAAAAGCCGGCGGGAGTGGTAAAATAAAGCCAAGCGAGGCTGTGTTTGCCGGAGAAAAGCCTTTTGAATGGCACTGGGATAAACACAAGGACGAATTTCCGGACTGGACACAAGAGCAGTATCTTACACGTGCACGTGAATTGCTTTCAATGCCACTTGAGCCTGGAGTTTTGGAAGAGGTAACCCGCTCAGATGGCAGTATATCGAGATATTATTTCAGCGGAAATGAATTTGTCGCTACGACTGAGGATAGAAACATCAGAACATTCTTCAGACCAATACACGGAAAGGAGTACTGGGATGTCGAGCATGAGCGAAACAAATAAATGCCCTGTCTGCGGACAGTCAGATTTGGGAAATTTGGAAATCTGCCCGGTTTGTGAATGGCAAAATGACAGAGTTCAGCTAATGAAGCCGGATTGGGAGGGCTGCGCGAACAAAATGTCGCTTAACCAGGCAAAAGAAGCCTACAGGCAAGGAAAACATATTAAATGATGAAACCACCACGCTTCGGCATGGTGGTTTTTCTATGTCCGGAAGGAGGCAATATGGAATACATGATCCACGCATGCCCGCAGCGGATGTGGTATGTGGAGGAGTTCCTAATCCCGTCTATGCGGGCACAGGGCATCTCAGAAGACGAGATCACCGTTTGGAACGATACAGAAAGCATGGGGAATCTATTCTCCTGTATGGAATCTTTCAAGGCCTGCGGCAATAAAGACGGCGGCACATGGCACCTGCAGGACGATGTGATCATCTCCAGAGACTTCGCAGAGAAGACATGGGAGAACAATGATGGAATCGTGTGCGGATTCGGCTGCCGGAACTTCGGACCGAACATGGAGCAGAAGGGGAGAGTACCCGCTTGCTTCATGTGGTACTCGTTCCAGTGCATCCGGATCCCAAACGAACTGGCCGGAGAATGCGCAGACTGGTTTTTTGCCGACGCAATGCACCGGACAGAATTTGCACCGCAGCTCGTAGACAGGAAACACGACGACTGGTTCTTCCGGCACTTCATCATGGAACGATATGCGAAGCTGTGGGTGACGAACATCTACCCAAACATCGTTGACCATGTAGACTTCCTGATCGGTGGAACGATGATCAACAAGCAGCGCAGGATCCAGAACAACAGGGCACAGTTTTTTCCGGATCTGGATTTGGTAGATTCTCTGCAAAAAAAACTGAAAAACAGATGATCTAAGCACGGGGCACCGTGCTTTTTTCATACAATTTTTGACCGGAACGTCGTAAAACTATCAGCCGCAGCGGACGCAACCCGCGTGAACAAAGCGCAGCGGAGAAAGGAACGACATGAAGCGAAGCGACATCACACAGCTGTTCCCGGAGGCCACGAAAGAACAGGTCGACGCGATCCTGAACCTCAACGGAACAGACATCAACAGCGCGAAGGAAAACCTGACAGAACTGCAGACACAGTTTGACGCCGCCCAGGCAAGGGTGGCGGAACTGGAATCGGCGGCAGGTCAGCTTTCCGAAGCGAGAACCCTGGCTGAAACGCTCCAGACGGAGCTGACCAGCCTGAAAGCCGCAAACGCACTGCGCGAAATGCGGCAGTCCGTCTCGAAGGACACGGGCGTGCCGGCGGAGCTGATCACTGCCGACACGGAAGAAGCTGCCCGGGCCCAGGCGGACGCGATCCTTAAATGGCATGGAGCCCAGCCGAAGTATCCGGCGACAAATGATGGCGGGGAACAGACATCCCCGACCGGAGGAACTACGCGGGAGCAGTTCGCGCAGTGGGCAAGTGCCGCACTCAATCAATCTTAAAGAAGGGAGAAATACCTATGCCCAGTGGCACTCAGATCAACCGTACCGCGATTTCCCTGCCCACCGAAGTGAGCAGCGAGATCCTCCAGAAGACTCAGGAGGCCAGCGCAATCATGCAGCTGGCTCGCCGCGTGACCCTTCCCGGACGCGGCCTTACCATCCCCATGATTACCGGGGATCCCACCGCACAGTGGGTAGCCGAAACCGGCGTGAAGCCTGTTTCCAATCCTGAACTCAACACCAAGGTCATGCAGGCGTATAAGATCGCCGTCATCGAGACCTTCTCCGATGAGTTCACCCGGGACATGAAGGCACTGTATGATGCCCTCATTGCCAGGATCCCCGCCGCGCTTTCCAAGTGCTTCGACAGCACCGTCCTCGGTGCCACCGAGAAGCCCGGAGAGAACTTTGACAACTTCGCGCTCTGCACCGCGCAGAGCCTGATTGCCACCTCCGACGCGTCCACCTATGACGGTCTGGTGGCGGCAGACACCGACATTGCCACCCATGGCGGCATTCTGTCCGGCTTCGCTCTGAGCCCCCAGGCTCGCGGCATCCTGCTGTCTGCCTGCGACTCCACCGGCCGTCCTCTGTTCGTGAACAGCGTCGCCCAGGGCGCGATCCCGATGATCCTCGGCGTTCCCACCTACATGAACAAGGGCATCTACAAGGCCGGCACAGCCGGAACTTCCGGTACGCCTGCCGTAGTAGGCATTGCCGGTGACTGGTCTCAGGCCCTGTTTGGCACCGTGGAAGGCGTTAAGGTGGATATCACCAACAACGCGACCGTGACCGTAGGCTCCGGCACCTCTGCAGCCAACATCAACCTGTGGCAGCAGAACATGGTGGCTGTCCGGGCTGAAATTGAGGTCGGATTCCGGGCTGACACCTCCGTGTTCAATCTGCTGACCGGCGAAGTCCCCACCGCCTGATATGGTTAAGTTCGTGAATAAAATAACCGGCAGCATCATGTGGGTTCATGAGTCCCGTGTAGAAGAATACAAGGCGGCAGGCCATAAGCCTGCCGCCGAGCCGGTGAAAAAACAGACGAAACCTAAAAAATAAGGGGGCGGGGACCGTGGCTTATGCAACCGTCGCAGACGTGAAGTACAGAACTACAAGGACATTCACGCCGGAAGAAGAGCACGTGATTGCCACGCTGCTGGATGACGCGGCGATCCTGATCGACCGATGCAACAAATCGGCCCCTGATGAAGCGAAGATCGCGGTCTCATGCCGGATGGTGATCCGTGCAATGGGAGACGGAAGCGGGTACGGTGTACCGGTGGGAGCAACACAGGGGTCTATGACTGCCGGAAGCTACACACAGAGCTGGACCATGGGTACCGGCGTCAGCGGAGAGCTATACCTTGGCAAGGCTGACAAGGTCATGCTTGGCGCGTCAAACAAGATTGGCGCCAGCAACCCGCTTGAGGGGATGGTGGCCCAATGATCCAAGGTATCACAGTGACGCTCTGTGCACGCGTGCAGAGCGGAGAAGACGGATTTAACGCTCCGGTATATACAGAGACGGAGATCCCTGTAAACGGCGTCCTGGTGACGCCTACGGCCTCCGAGGAGATCGTCAGCGAGATCCAGCTGTATGGAAAAAGGTCCGTGTATGAGCTGTGCATCCCGAAGGGGGACACGAATGATTGGGAGAACAAAACGATCAAGTTCTTTGATCAGACCTTCCAGTCCTTCGGCCCTGTGACGGAGTACATCGAGGCCAACGTGCCGCTCCGCTGGAACAAGAAAGTGGCGGTGGAGAAAATTGGCTAAGAAAGTAAGGTTCGAGCTGAACCGCGCCGGAGTGGCCGAGTTGCTTAAAGGTTCGGAGATGCAGCAGATCCTGAGCGATTATGCCGGACAAGTGCAGAGAAGATGCACTGCCGGCGGAGCGGGATCAGATGAATACGAGGCCGTCACGGAGATCAAGGGCACCAGAGCGGTGGCCACAGTCCGGGCGGCCTCTGCACATGCCTATTACTCAAACCTCAAGCACAATACACTTCTGAAGGCGGTGAGCGGCAAATGATTGAGGAAACTTTGACCAATTATCTGGAATCCTGCCTCACAGTCCCGGTGTATATGGAGATCCCTGCAGATATGCCGGAGAAATTCATTGTGCTTGAAAAGACAGGCGGAGGCATGGAAAACCACATCTTTGAATCCACCATTGCGGCTCAGTCTTATGCAGGGAGCCTGTATGAAGCGGCAACGCTGAATGAAGAGGTCAAGGGCTATATGCTTTATGGCCAGACACCTGCGGAGATCTGCAGCGTCCGGCTCAACAGCGACTACAACTACACGGACACAAGCAACAAAAAATACCGCTACCAGGCGGTATATGACATCAAACACTATTAAGGAGGAAACCACATGGCACAGACTGCTACAAATGTAACTGCGGCAAAGCCGGCATCCGGTGGTGCGGTTTATCGTGCGCCGCTTGGAACCACTTTGCCCACTAATTCGACCGCTGCGCTGGCCAGTGCGTTTGTTGCGCTCGGCTACTGCACCCAGGATGGTTTGACAAACAACAACAACGGCACCAGCGACAGTCTCAAGGCCTGGGGCGGCGATACCGTGCTGACCTTCCAGAGCGAGAAGGAAGACACTTTCGGCTTTACTCTGCTGGAGGCGCTCAACGCCGATGTGCTGAAAACCATCTACGGCGAGGCCAACGTCTCCGGAGACCTGGCAACGGGGATTTCCGTGAGTTCCAAGGCAGACGAGCCCACCGAGTATGTATGGGTTTTCGATATGATCACCCGCGGAAACGCTACAAAGAGGATCGTGCTTCCCGATGCCAAAATTACTGAACTCGGTGAAATCACCTACTCCGACACCGACGCCGTCGGCTATCAGATTACGCTGACAGCCATGGCAAAGGACGGCGTGACGCATTACGAGTACATCAAGGCAGCCGGAACAGGAACCTGATAGGAGGATATCCGCATGAAAGTACGCACAGGATCTGGGTTTGAGTGTGAGATCCCCAGCGGGATCACACAGGATTATCGTTTTATTAAGGCTCGTCAGGCGCTGAAATCAGATGACCCGGACGTGTCGAACCAGGCAATGCTCGATATGGTATCAATCGTGTTTTGCAACGAGGAGGAGGAAAACAGATTCCTGCTCCACCTGGCGGACAAAGACGGTCGGATCCCCGTCTCCGACGTTTTCGGTGAGATCGGGGAAATTCTCGCCCAGGCGGGAGAGAAGAATAAGAAGATAAAAAACTCCTGACCCTCGCTGAAATGATTGATCTGGATGAGGACGCACTGATCTGCGACTTTGCGGAAACGTACCACATCTATGATCTGTACCAGCATCCGTGCGAATACGTTGCCGTCCTGGCGGCCGGACTGCGGAGCGACAGTCGTATCATGGTGAAATTATCAGGGCTCCGGCTATCGCCGGAGCTCTTCACCATGTGCGATATTGCAGACTCACTCCGCATCCTCCGTTGGTGGAAAACAAAAGACGGACAAAAGGGACGAAACATGCCGCGGATGCTCCTGGACGTGTTCAGCGGGGAAACCAAAAAAGAAGAGAATGAAGGCCTCCGCGGGTTCCGATCTGGAGAGGACTTCTTGCGAGAATGGAAACGGCTGACGGAGGAGGCGAATTAAATGCCGGATCTTGGAAAAGCATATGTGCAGATCATACCGTCTGCCGAAGGCATAGCAGGGTCAATTACAAAACTGATCGGTGGAGAAAGCACGGAAGCTGGCAAGACAGCCGGCTTAAATATTGCGAGTGGTCTTAAAACAGCGATTGCTGGCGGTGCAGTTGTCGCAGCAGGCAAGGCAATCTTTGACGGCCTCAAAACCGTTGTAAGCGAATATGCCAACTATGAGCAGCTCGTTGGCGGCGTGGAGACACTCTTCAAAGGCAGTGCTAATGTAGTCAAAAACTATGCGAATAACGCATTCCGGACTGCTGGGCTATCTGCCAACGAGTACATGGAGACAGTAACCAGCTTCTCGGCATCATTGCTGCAGTCTCTTGGAGGCGATACTGAAGAAGCCGCGAAAAAGGCGGACCAAGCGATCAGAGACATGTCGGACAATGCAAATAAAATGGGCTCCGACATGCAAAGCATCCAAAATGCGTATCAGTCTTTTGCAAGGGGCCAGTATCAACTCCTTGATAATTTAAAACTGGGCTATGGCGGGACCAAAGAAGAAATGCAGCGCCTGCTTGAAGACGCGGAGGCCATTTCAGGCATTCACTACGACATCAGCAGTTATGCGGATGTCGTAGACGCTATCCATGTCATTCAGACGGAGATGGGGATTACCGGCACAACGGCAAAGGAAGCATCTGAAACGATATCCGGCAGCATTAACGCCGCAAAAGCTGCCTGGAAGAATCTGCTTGCCGGAATGGGCAACAAAAATGCAGATATAGATCGGCTGGTAAGAGACTTCGTAGACTCCGTAGATACGGCAATGGACAACCTTATGCCGGTGATTGATACGGCTTTGCTTGCTTTCGGAAACATTCTTGACAAGCTGGGACCTATCATCAGCGAGCGAATGCCTGCATTCATCGAAACGATGACGCCGATCTTCGTGGATGGTGCAACAGCAATCGCCGAGGGCGTGGCTGAAAGCCTTCCGCAGATTGTTGCTGGTATTTACAGAGGATTCGATGATATCTCACCGGTTCCTTTGTCCCCGGCAATGGCGTTTGTTGACGCAATAAAAGGAGAAATGGAGCCGGCGGCGGAGGATGCTGCAAAGAGCATCAGAGAGCTCGGCAGCGATACCCAGAAAGAACTCGGCGCCGGCGCGGTAATTTCTGAGAAGTTTGCACGTCGTCAGATGGACATAGCCAACAATGCCGACAGTGCGGCTGAAGCGATCGATGAAGAAGCCGAAGCGGCGAAGGCAGCACACAAAGCGATTATTGACATTGCTTCAAGTGCCATTGACGCCAGATACTCCGGAGATGACCTGCGCGAGTCATACAAGGATCTGTCCGGACAGCTGGACAAGCTCCGTGAGTCTGGTGATGATGCAGCCATCGCACTGGCTGAACAGCAGCTGCATCTGTTAAACCTCGCAGCGACTAACCAGGAGTTGTCGGAATCCTTTGCCTTGATGGGCATCCAGGCAACTGGAGACCTGACCAAACTGTCCCAGTATCTAATTGACGCAGATGTGTCTGCAGACGAGTTCGCGTCCGGCGTGGCATCGATGCGGGACGGCGTCGTGAATGCATTTCAGACGATCCGCGACGAAGATGCGCTTACTGCTTCAGAAATGACAGCGGTGCTCCAGGACAATCTGGAAGTTACGAGAGAATGGGGAACCAATCTGGGAAACCTTTGGAGGTCAACTTCTGACAGCACTGTGCGAGCATATATTTACCAGCTCGCACAGTGGGGGCCGCAATATGCCTCCGCTGTTGCAGAGTTTGCAAATGGAGGCTACGCCGAACTGGAGGCACAGGCCTATGCTTATGCAGAAGCCGGTGAGCTTTCCGCAGACCAATACTCTTGGGGAATTTGGATGCGCCAATGGGTCGCAGAGAATGCGGCCGGAGACTTGGCAGACTCTGCGCTTTCCGGACTTGATGAGTCAGGTGACGCAAAGGGCAAGGGCCAGACGTTCGGAGACAGCTTCACAAGCGGAGTCAGCAGCGTAGACGGTACAGCATCAGGTTCTGCTTTGGCTGCCAGCTCTGTTTCAGGGTTGAAGCAGCAACAGGCTGCTATGAAGGCATCTGCGCAGCTGCTGGCCCGTGGCGCTGTTGATATGATCAAGACGGTTGCTCCGATGTTTAATGCAGCAGGCGTTAACTTTGGAGCTCAGCTCCAGAGAGGGCTGTACAGCGGCGGGTCCGCAGTGAGAAACGCCGCATACAGCGTATCGAAGGAAGCCTACAACAGTGCATATTCCTATGCGGGTAACTTCTGGTATATCGGTAAAGCAATGGACAGCGGTATGGCGAGCGGATTGTGGTCAGGGAGCTCTGCCGTGACCAGCGCTGCGTATTCTGTTGCAAAGGCAGCATATAGAGCTGCTGCAAGCTATCTTGGAATTCACTCTCCATCAAGATTGTTCCGGGATAAGATCGGCGCAATGATCCCAGAAGGCATGGCGCAGGGCATCACGCAGAACGCAACCATTGTGACCAGGGCAATGCAGGGGCTGGCGCAATCCACGGTTGGATCATACAAGGTGAACGGTGCCGGCATGAACGCACGTGGCATTGGAGCACAACTCGCCCCAGGCGTTTATGGTGGCTACAACATTACCACCAATGTAACGGTCAACGGGGCTGAAAGCCCGGAAGACTACGCAAATCGGCTGGCACGTCAGCTCCAGCTTCAGATGCGGATGGCATAGGGGGAATTTGAATGGCAACAAACACTGTCCATAAAACCGGCACAACAAAAAACCCTGCGGGCCTGGTCATCGAGCGAAATGGCATGGAGTTCACGCTCAGCTGGAAGGTGATGGACAAGGATTATTCCGACGGTCTACAAGTGCAATGGCGCACGAATTACAGCAATCCCGGCGTGTGGTTAGACATTGACGTTACGACTTCTGACACGTCTGGGACGGGATCGGTAATTCCGGGCACCAAATATCCGTTTACCAGCAAGATATTCAACGAGATCACAATGCGAGTCCGCGGGAAAAGATCTGATACGTCAGAAACTTCAACGAGCGGAGATACAACCACAAACACCATCACATCATACTCCTGGAGCGGGTGGTCGACAAAAAGCTATAAGGTGAGTGTGCCACGGCAACCAAGCGCAGCAGAAGAGCTGGTGGATACTTATCCAACCTGCAGGTTTTCTTGGCAGACCATTTCCGCATACAACGATGAATACCCAGCGACAAACGTTGAATGGCAGAGCATGCTGATCAATGAATGCACAGAGGTAAACGGCGAAAAACTGACATGGAACTCGTCAAAGCTCGGATGGATGACAGGAACCGATGATCTGAACGGTGAAAAAATCATCTCCGAGGACAGCACTACCCTCGCCAACGGAAGCTATACTCGCTGGCTCCGCGTTAGATCCAGAGGCCCTGCCGGCGCATCAGCATGGCGGTACATCAAACACGTCTATGCAGTTCCGTACACTGCTACGATCAACAGCAATGCGAAGTACACCTACGCCAGACTGAGCGGGGCGAGCACAACTGACGTCAGAGTGGAATGGACGTCCAACTCAAATGCTGCACACCCGATAGACTACACCGAGGTGCAGTACGTCATTGGAACGCCGTCGGCAGCAAGCCTGGCTCCGCCGACTAACGGCTGGGCAACCGGGGCAACGATTACTGACTCCGCTGGGACAGACATCGTACAGTTTGTGATAGACGATCAGGTTGCAACAGATGAATGTTTGTGGGTAAGAGTGGCCAATTACCACGATGTTGAGACAAACCCGGCGATAAGCAATACGCTAATCTTAATGACCGGGAAACTGGCGGCACCTGCAATCAGCGGAACTGTGGCAACTGATTCAGATCAGAGAAGCGCAACCATCACATTCTCAAACAACTCAAGCGTTCCAGATTCGAGAATTGCCGTGGTGTTTTACCGCGGAAAAAACGCTGGGTATATCTGCGGCGTGTCAAATCACGGTGATACCTCTATCACAGTAACCAACCTCCTGCCGTGGAGTTCAAGCACAGCGGTTTCGTTTGGGTTGTTTGCGTTCCGAGGGACTTATACCTATTCAAACGGATGGAAAGAAGGCTTCCAGTACACAACGTATATGATCACGGAAGCCAGACCTATGACATCAGATACGGTGACCCAAGGTGGCAACGTGCCAATTGCACCAACTGGCGTCTCTGCCACCCAGGCAGATGGTTCAGCTGAGGCACTTGTCCGTTGGAACTGGAACTGGAACGAAGCGACTCAAGCTGAGGTAAGCTGGAGCACAAACCGAAATGCCTGGCAAAGCACGACGGGTCCAAGTGTTTACGTAGTAAACGCTGTGAACGCTCCAGAAATACGAGTGACAGGGCTAACGGTTGGAGTGACATGGTATTTCCGCGTCCGCTTTTTGGGAACAACAGACGCATCCACGGTATATGGCCCGTACAGCAACATCATGTCAGTAACCGTTGGATCGGCACCGCTTAAGCCGTCGCTGGCTCTGTCCGGCACCGTGGCGCAAAAAACGACATGGGTTACTGCGTCCTGGGAATTCCTGAGCACGGATGGAACAAATCAGAGCTCGGCGGTCCTGTGGGAATGCAGTGCCAACGGGGAAAGCATCAAACAGGTCGGGATGGCAAGCTGGCAGCAGTATTGCTCTTTCCGGCCTGATAAGCAACAGTGGGGAACAGGCTCAATCCACTATCTGAAAGTCCGGGTAACTTCCGCTTCTGGATTGATTTCAGAGTGGAGTGATCCTGTGGCTATCACGATAGCTGACCCAGTTACGTGCACAATAACACAGGCTTCGCTTGGACCAGAGTTCGCAATTCCATATATCTACCCGTCCGCTGATATCTACCCGGATGATGATTTGTATCCGTCAAACGGACGAAACGGACAATACAAATTGTCCGACATGCCACTGACGGTAACTGTTACAGGTGCTGGAGCCGGCGGAATAACAACTGTTGCGGTAGAACGGCTGATGGATTACTCAATTGAACGGCCGGATGGATCGCATACAAGCGGGTATGCTGGCGAAACAATTGCTCTGTTCAGTCAGGTTGGTGAAGCCCAAATCACCATTGATAACGACGATTTGATCGGAACATTCGATGACGGTGCCTGGTATCAGCTGGTCGCTACCGTACAGGATGGCATTGGTCAGACAGCTACTGAGAGCCGGAGATTCATCGTTGACTGGGAACACCAGGCAATCATTCCGTCTGCGTCCGCTACTATGACTGGAACTGTTGCAATTATCAGCGCAGAAGAACCAGAAGAAGCAGAAGAAGGAGATTATATCGATATCTATCGGTTGTCGGCAGACAAACCGGAGCTCATCTATACAAACGCACAGTTTGGAGAGCAGTATGTTGATCCGTATCCTGCATTGGGCAAACACGGAGGCCATCGAGTGGTCTATCGGACGTCTAATGGTGATTACATCACTGGAGACAATCATGTAGCATGGACGGACCTTGGCGAAGAAAATGGAGACCTCCTTGATATCAAAGATGCCATCATTGATTTCGCCGGTGATCAGATCGTTTTGGAATACAACATTGATTTGAGCTCCAACTGGAGCAAAGATTTCCAGGAAACAAAGTATCTGGGCGGAGCAGTCCAAGGCGATTGGAATCCCGGCGTGTCCAGAACAGGCACAATAAGCGGCGTAGCATATTCCATCAATGATCTTGATAAGATATCGGCTATGCGGAGACTGGCAGCACATCCTGGCATTTGTCATGTCCGTACACCGGATGGAAGCAGCTTCTCTGCGGATGTCCAGGTCAGCGAGAGCCAAAGCTATTCCAGCGGCGGCAAGGCAGCAAACTTTACCCTTAATATTACGAGGGTGGATCCGGAAGAACTGGATGGCGTTAGCTATGCCCAGTGGATCGGAGGATGATGCTTATGGATTGGTCGAAAGGCTTTTCCGCAGAATACTACATGGCAATCGTAGATCCGTCGACATGGAGGGATGTGGAGCGGGTTGAAATAACCGGAGGCAGTGTCACCCGCGCTGCTTCCGGTCTTCTGCACTCAGCAGACATCAACTGCACGAGATTCAATCCGGGTGCCGAAAAATGGATCCGAGTCTGGCTTGTAGCAAAACAGAATGACGATATAGTACACGAGCCGCTTTTTACAGGTCTGACCAGCGCTCCGGAAAGAAATGTCGATGGCAACAGAGCCTCATTCCCGCTTGCTTGCTATAGTGTTTTGAAACCGGCGGAGGACGTCCTTCTGCCGCGCGGATTCTTTGTTGGTGCCGGCCAGAGCGGCGCAGAAGTAATTAAGGATCTTTTGGCGGTGACGCCAGCACCGGTAACTGCAGAAGACATGTCGCCGAAGCTCCGGGATATCATCATTGCAGAAAACGGAGAAAGCCATCTGAGTATGGCAACAAAAGTCCTGAATGCGATCGGATGGAACTTGAGCATTGACGGCGGAGGAACGATCCACATCGGCCCGATGGACATATCAACCAAGAAAACTTTTGGAGTCCACAACGACGTAATTGAGCCGATCGTGCAGCTTAAAGCCGACTGGTTCTCATGTCCGAACGTTTTCCGTGCAGTCTCAGGAGAACAAGTGGCAACGGCAAGAGATGACGATCCGGATAGCCCATTGTCTACCATAAGCCGTGGAAGAGAGATCTGGAAAGAAGACTTGAACGTCCATCTTGGAGACCATGAAGGGCTTGAACAGTATGCTGCGCGGCGACTCAAAGAGGAGCAGTCGGTTGTATATTCTGTCAGCTATGACAGACGATATGATCCTGTAATCAAGGTCGGAGATGTTGTGCAGCTTGACTATCCTGGCCAAGGGGTGTCTGGAGTATATGTTGTGTCATCCCAGAATATTGACCTGGGCTACGGAGCGAAAGTCAGTGAGGAGGTAGTGCGATGACGAACCTAAACACAACGGCGCAATCATTTCTTGGAGCACTGAAAGGAAAGCAGGAACCGCAGCCATATGACACACAGGCGACCGTAACCCGTGTGGACGGAGATACACTTTATGTCCACATCCCGGGAGGTGTGGATGAAACACCGGTGCAGCGGACGATAGACGCCTCCGTTGGAGACACCGTACAAATCCGTGTCAGTGGTGGCTCAGCTTGGGCAACCGGCAACGCATCGGCGCCGCCAACTGATGACAGCAGAGCAGAGCAGGTGATGGCGAGAGTCGATGGCATCACGCTCCGCGTAATCGGATCCAACGGCCAGGTGTCAGAAATCCGGCTGGATGACCAAGGGAGAATCAATCTGCTCGGCACTTTGCTGGCGCAGACTATCATGGCTGAGGATATCATGGCGACCGGCTCGTTCCAGGTTGACAACGGTGTCTGGAAGCTCATCCAGGATACAAACGGATTCCATCTGGAGACAACAGCGCGGTCTACTGAACTGGATTGGGCGCCAATGGCAGAACTTACTTTAAATGCAACCGGCGGTGGATTTGTATTTGATGGAGCCCTTGCCGGAATGCAGTACTGGAAAACAGGAAGCGGAGACGACGAGGTCAGACGCCTGTCCATCATGCTGAACAACTCTGACGGTGTTCTGATGACAGAAAACGGAGAGGGAACGTGGATCGCTGTCACCGCAGACCAGGTGTTCTTGCGGAATGTGTTTGCCGAAAACGACATTCTTCCGGAAACGAATGGGTATCCATCACTTGGAGCTCCATCGTATCGGTGGGCAAACGTACACACCAACAAGATTACTTTGGCAGGGGATGACCTTGCAACGCTGCTATCAAGCCTGGAGAGCAGAGTTGCTCACCTTGAAAACTCGCTGGTATATCCAAAATCAGCGACATGACATTATAAGGAGGAGTTGTTATGAGTTATTCACCTTATTACCCCGGCGGATGGCAGACAGGCGAAACCGGCGGCACGCCAATTACGCCTGCAGCCCTTAATCACATTGACAGTGGCATCGGAGCAAACGCCGCCGCTGCTGCTGAGCAGGCGGAGGATATTTCGGATGTCAATGCCCTGCTCGGCAACACCAACATGGGTACGACGGCAACAACCGTCACCGGAGCGATCAAAGAGCACAGCAACAAAATCGGCAACACCAGCATGGGCACGACGGCCCAGACGTTGACCGGAGCGATTGCGGAGCATGAGGGCGATATTACTGCGCTAAATGGTAAAACTGCGAGCATTGAGGCGCAATTTGGCGGTTATTTGCCCGCGAACACAAATATCGACAACTGGAACGCCACGGGGTTCTGGGTTTACGACCGCACGACATACGGTCACACCGGGACTTTCCCAATATCAGATTCCTATGGAACGCTCATCTGCGTGAGAGGCACGTCAGATAACTTTGCTATGCAGATGATTCGTTCCAATTCCACAAGCAGAACAGATGGAACGCTATATATCCGAAATCGCACAGCAGGGACGTGGGGAAGT